AATACATGGAAGTAGTTGAATTTATCAGGGCAGCAGGCGTTAAGGCTTGGTGGAATGAGCCGCTAGACATTGAAACGTTGATAAATATAACGAATGATGTTACAATTATAGACAAAGAATCAGCTATCGCAGATATCACTATTGCTAATGATGTGACACTATCAGAACAGTTTGAAGTAATAAACGGTGCAACATCACAATTTGATGGTATGTTTTACTTTGACGGTGGTATTTTATTTGATGGCAATAGGGATTTTGTTGTAAATGATGTAATAATTACGGAGGTATCAGCTTGATAGATATTGAAATTACGCACGATGTAGAAATAAAAATAATTACAAAGGGGGTAAATGATAATGAGTACAGCGAACACGATAACAACAGCGGTTGCAAGGGCTAAATTTGCAACCGCCCACGCAGGAACGGCGACCTTGCCAACAATTACCCATATCGGATTCGGGACTGGCGGTCATGACACGGGTACAGGATTACCAACGCAACCAACGGGGTTAGAAACAGCGGTTGGCGGTGAGGTTGTCAAAAAAGCAATTACAAGCGTAAATACAACAGTTCCAACAACAGCAGAGGTGTTAGGTATTCTTGATTTTGCAGAGGGAAACGGCGTTTCAATTTCTGCTATTGGACTATATGACTCAGACGGTGATTTAATCTGTTTAAAGCATACCGAACCAAGCCCGAAAACAGCAGAGAAACGCATGGAAATAACGTGGAAGGAGCAATTCTAGATGGCATTAACTCAAATAGCAACAACAGACAGCGTATCGGCTAGCGTGGTTAATGCTAAGATTGTTGTCCCAGCTAACAACCATATTAATACAGGCGTTTCCGCTGGTGAAGCCCACGGATTAAGAGTAAACGCAGTAACCAAAGGCCTTGAATATTACGACGGGACAGAGTGGCATATTGTCTCTAACGGTTTGCCGGTGGGAAATGTTGCTAATTTTACGGCATCGGTTGGAGACACAAAAATAACGTTAAATTGGGAAGATCCGAAAGATTTAATTGTTGACGATGTGACAATTGCAACATGGGCTAAAACTAAGATTATGCGGAAGATTGGGAGCTACCCGGCAAATGAAAATGATGGTGTTCTGGTCATTGAAAACGGCGTAAGAGATCAATACAAAACAACCGGGTATGAAGATACCGGGCTAACAAATGGCACACAGTATTATTACATGGCGTTCCCGATAACTGACGCTGGAATCGTGACCGTTGATATTGATAATCGAGTAACCGCAACGCCACAACCATTCGCAGTTTATGGTGTTTCAATCGACTTGACAAATAGTAACCCTTTAACATCAGTAACATATACTGATGGCGCAACAGGAATGACAAAAGGCAGTTCATCATTTGATGCTATGAATATTTTTAAGGATATCAAACCCTGTGTTTTGCTAAATGGAGTTGTTCAGTATTATCTGAACCCCGCAAATTTCGCACAAAAAGCCGATGGAACGGCCAGCGATATAACAAGCGGATCGGCGGGCGACGTGATGATCGAGATCCCAAAAATTGGTTTTAAGATCGCAACGGTAGGAAGTACGGTAACCGTTAAAATTACTGAAAACCCGGCGGATTCAAATTATAAATACTACGCCCACACCCGGACTACAGAGGGGGATCGCAGTAAATTATATGTCGGGGCGTTTTTAGGCTATAACTTGTCATCTAAACTCAGGTCATTATCTGGTAAAGCGCCGACGGCAACCCAGACAATGGCTACTTTTAGAACACAGGCGCAGGCAAATGGCGCTGGATATGATTTATTATCGTTCTACCCGCATTTACTGCTTCAATGCCTGTATTTAATCCGATATGGCTCACTAGATTCGCAAACTGCTCTGGGTCGGGGTTTTGTTGATGGCAATTCGGCTGCAATCGCAACAGGTGGAACAGACGCAAAAGGAATGAATTTTGGAGAAACGACTGGAAAATTACAAATGAAATTCCTGGGCATCGAGGATTTTTGGGGCAACCTGTACCAGTTTTTGGACGGATTGTTTTGCGATGCAAGCAGAAATATTCTTACCGCGTTCACGAACTTCAATGATACCGGAGCCGGTTACACAAACAGAGGTCAGGGGGCTACCGCTAATATCAGCGGGTATATGTCTGTTCCGCAAGGATCGTCAGAATCTGGATTTATTGCAAAGACATGTAGCGGGTCAGCGACCACCTTCTTTTCGGATGACGGTAGTCTGTATGCCGGCTATCTGCCTTGTTTCGGCGGCCATTGGCGTGGTGGTGCGGATGCCGGTGCTTTTCAGCTTGATGTGGCTGTGGCTGCGTCGTATTCGACTGCGTATTGCGGTGCGCGCTTAATGTATCTATGAATTAAAATAAACATACGGGCAATAAAATACCTTCTTTTCAGATAACAGTAATCTGTATACCAGCTATCTACCTTATTTCAGCAGCAATTGGAATGATGGTACGAATACCGGTACTTTTCAGCTTAATGTGAATATGGATACGTCGAATTCGAATACGAATTACAGTACGCACTTAATGTTTTTTTACCAACGTGCTTATTTTATTGCCCTGCCACTCGGCAAAAAATAGAAATCTGAAACTGTGTTAGTAGGCTGACAAGCTCGAAAGCTCGGGAGTAAAACATTAACTTTTTAAGAAAGGTCAAAATGAAGCGACACGGAAATATATATGAAAAAATATACAACATGGACAATTTGAGATTAGCACATCGTAACGCTAAAAGGGACAAGAGCCATTACAGGGAAGTAAAGATGGTTGACAGCAACCCTGAATTTTATTTAAAAATAATTCAGGATATGTTGGACAGCGAAACCTATCAGGTGAGTGCATATAAGGTGTCAAAGATTAACGACAAGGGGAAGGAGCGGGAATTATATAAATTGCCGTATTTCCCTGATCGGATCATCCAGTGGGCGATTATGCTACAAATCGAACCAATATTCATGGAGGTTTTTACAGGATTCACTTGTGCGTCGATTGGTGGTCGTGGGATTCATAAGGCTTCAAAGTTATTAGATCGATACATGAAAGATAAAGACGGTACACAATATTGTTTAAAAATCGATGTGAAAAAGTTTTACCCCAATATCGACCACACAATTTTAAAAAGTCTTTTAAGGCGTAAAATTAAAGACCCTCAATTATTGTCGATTCTTAGCAAAGTAATTGACAGTATGCCGGGCGGAAAGGGCGTTCCAATTGGTTCGTATTTGTCGCAGTATTTTGGAAATTTTTACCTCGCTTATTTCGACCACTGGCTGAAAGAAACGGTTAAAATCCGCTATGTGATCCGCTACATGGATGATGTTGTTATTTTACATTCGTCGAAGCTATTTTTGCATGAAACGGTACGGGAGATAAAGCGGTACTTAATGTCCGAACTCAAGCTTTCATTGAAAGAAAACTGGCAGGTGTTCCCGACGGCGATCAGAGGGATTGATTTTGTCGGGTATCGGCATTTTTACGGATATAAATTATTGCGAAAATCGACCTGCAAAAGCTTTAAAGGAAAAATGCTATCACTAAAGCGGCTGGACAATCTATCCGATTACGACCGCTTGTCAATATTTTCATATTTAGGCTGGTTGAAGTGGTGCGACAGTTGGCGATTAAGAGAAAAATATATAGGAGGGTTGTTATGAAAGATTATGGGAGAGTCAGGGGATCGAAAGAGCAAGCTAAACCCCTGATTATTGGGAAAGACACGGTCTATGTTCATACGGACATCGTCGATATTGAAGATGATCAATGTGAATATAATGAGGTTCAGTACGGTAAGGATGAATACATCGGATTAATGTCAAAAAAAGCAGAAAGCGAAAACGCAGATGTAAGCGAAATGATGATAGATATTGATTTTAGAATTTCAAACATTGAATTAGGATTATAGAAAGGGGAATAAAATGACTTTTGTATTTTGTGAAAAAGTAATAAATAACGGACGATATGGGACAAAAGAAGAAATGATGATAAAGCTCGATGTATTTTTATTAAACAACCGGTTAACGCAAGAACAATATAATGAACTTGTAGTGCTGTTGGAATCAAAAAAAGTCTAGACAACCGGGGGAGCAATCCCCCTTTTTAAACATCTAAGGGGGAAACATGGACGAACGCAGAAACGACTGCATTGATTGTGTACAAGCCAAAGCATTAAGCGAACGCATGGACAGATTAAGCGAAAAAGTGACAAAGTTCGAGGATGGATTCGATTTCCGGATCCAGACATTAGAAAAGCAAGTAGCGGTATCTGATGAAAAGTTTAAACAGATATTTGAGAAACTAGATAAGATTATTCTAATACTAGATAAGCAAGCAGACAGAATCCCAAATTTTGTTTGGGGTGTTGCCGGTGCTATCGTGTCGGGGGTGTTTATGTGGCTAATAAAATAAAAAAGTACGGTAAATGTATTGTTATTTTCTCCATATCGGCTATTTTAACGGCTTTGATACTTTTCTTGATATTCTATAAGCCACCACTTAAAAACGCTTGTATCGACGATTTGAAAGATATTGACGGTATCGGCGTTTATAAGGCTGGTGCGATTGTCGAGTTTGTCACCTACAATCAGGATGCAGAACCAGAAGATTTGGACGTTATCGACGGTATCGGAGAGAAAACAATCGAAAAAGTAAAGGAGAAATATAGATAATGAATGAAAAAACTATTACATGGGGAAAAGCGGCACTTGTGAGAGCCGTTAAAACAGCAGCGCAGACAGCAGCGGCCACGATTGGGACAACGTTAGTAATTAGCGAAGTTAATTGGGCCCTGGTATTATCGGCGGCCGGTATTTCCGGGCTATTATCAATCCTGACCAGTTTGGCGGGATTGCCTGAGGTTACGCAGTGATAAAATACAAAGTACACGTTCAAAATAAGGGCTGGTCCGAATGGGTTGAAGAAGGGCGCAGAGCCGGGACATTTGGCGAGGGTTTGCG